GGATATCTCAATATGGGTATATATGTGTTGAGAACATATCGGTCAGTCTAGTGCTCGATCTATTTCCAAATAAAAACCCCACACACCCAAAATAATGCTTGACACAGTTCCGAGAATGTGCTATTGTGTGCACTCCCCAATCGGAATTATGTTATGAGAATACGCGAAGAAATCACTGTGTGGGACAAAGCACCCACGACACCCAACCACACTTACATTACAGAAGGTTCCTACCTACTCGGAGTTATTCCGACCGGTACAAAGGAAGCCTTTATGTTTTCCACACCTAAGAAGCAGTGGAGTGTTTCTCGAAGGAAATTCCGAGATCTCACGAAGAAAGAAATCAAAGAAATAAAAGGCTTGACAGGATAGAGTATTCGCGGTATAATGCTCTTTATAATGCGATTAGCACATATTCAATCATGAATAACAGGAATAGAACGTATTCCAAGAATTCACTATACAAACCCCATATAGTATGCCATAATGGTTACATCAAATGAAGGAGCAGATACCATGTCTTACTTAATTCACCAGTTTCATCTCAGTAACGAAGCCTCAGATCATCTGAATTCTGTTGGTTGGGATGGTGACTTCGGAGATTTTCCTGAGATCAAAATTCAGCGTGACGTAAAATTCATGGGTGGATCTAAGCACTATGAATCTTGGATGGAGGAGCACTTCACCTCAGTCGCTCGTGTCACCGGTGTTGATACCCTCGAAGACGTGTTTCATGTTGGTAACGGATATGGACCAGAAGGTTCCTGTATACAGAAATTTACTCGTATGCATTCTGTTTCTGTGGGTGATATCGTCGTGAATGAGAAGTGCGGTACTGCATGGATGGTTGATGGTGAGGGTTGGTCACATATTGATTTTTCTAAGGAGTTTTAGTATGGGTATAGGCAATGGGGTAGGTAAAGTATATAAACGTCCCACAGAGCACGAGAGAGCGTGTGAGTGCGTGTTATATGAGTCAGAACTCGAAACTATATGTGGTTTCATTATATGTGTGATAGTAGGTATCGGTACGATATTCTTAGCACATTTTGTGTAGGGTTCAGGAAGACCCCCCCCCCCTTTTGTAGAGAAATGAGGTTGGGAGTCCCGTTTCCTTGACCCAAGATCGATGGAACCAGTGGGGTATAGTTATGACGCACACTTTATTTAAAAATTTTCCCCACACAATTTTTTCCCCCCAACATGAATTTATTTCAATTGACATTCACCCCCAGTACACTATAATGAATGAATAAACACGGATAGAGTCCCATGATTAAAAAATTTCTCGCAGAATCATTTAAAGATGTACGAAGTAGTAAACGTACAGATGTATTGCACGATGCAATTATTGACAGTTTGACTACGATGAATCCCTATATGAAGGATTATAAGTGGGAAGTTGAAATCGGAGTTGAGGATGGGTATCAATTACCAAAGGAGAACAAACGCAAGAAGAAGTTTAAGATTGATATTGTGGGAAGATGTAAGAAGACAAATGATGTAAAGATTTGTGTACTTGCAAAGGCAATGAACAGTTCCATAGGTAAGAACTTTCAGAACTACACCAACACAACGATTGGTGAGGCAGCAAGAGTCATGTTCAGTCCTGAGATTGCGCGTAGTGTAGAGAAGGTATTGTTTGTATCGTTCTACCCAAGAGTTGCACCCATCTTTGATAAGAACGGTGTTGTGAAAGGTCTTGAACGCAGTGCAATGAACAAACCAAAGATTGATCATATACTGAATAGTCAATACAACGATGTGGTAAGAGTTGTTGATGTTCCTTATGATATTCGGAATATCGAGAGTATGAGTTGTGTTGACGATTTTTATTCAATTGATATTGATAATATTGAGATGGAGGCAATGCGAATTGAGTGAAGGTAGAATAATGCATGGTGACTGTATAGAGATCATGCGTAATGAGATTGAGGATAATTCGGTAGATATGGTGTTCTGCGATCTACCATATGGTACGACTCAGAATTCATGGGATGTGATCATACCCTTTGATGAGTTGTGGGAACAGTACAATCGTGTTGTAAAAGAGAATGGTGCAATTGTGCTTACCTCACAATCACCTTTTGACAAAGTACTTGCGATGAGTAACTTGAAGAATTTTCGATACGAGTGGATCTGGGAGAAGAATAAAGCTAGCGGTCATCTAAACGCAAAACGTATGCCGATGAAGTGTCATGAAAACATACTCGTATTCTATCGTAAGTTGCCGGTCTACAATCCTCAAATGACAACGGGTCATAAACCCATGAATGCCGTGTTGCCACGTGAGAACATGCCTGAACCCGACGAGAAGCGTAACTATAATCATGTGCCAGTGAGACTTGGTAACAAGGGCGGTCAGACGCAGCGATATCCGAGAGACGTGCTGACGTTTCCGGTCATAAACAATGACGATCCCAATAAGTTTCATCCGACTCAGAAACCCGTAAAACTCATTGAGTATTTTATAAAAACATATACTCATGTGGGTGACACCGTATTAGATAACTGTATGGGTAGCGGATCAACCTGTATTGCGTGTACGAATACTGATCGAAAGTATATCGGCATCGAGCAGAACAAAGAATACTTTGATCGCGCAAAGGAATGGATAGCAGATGCTCATCCATTAGGAATATGATAAATAGTCTACCCTTTGATAGACGGAAGTATTATAATGTACGAATATAAAACAAAGTTAGTAAAAGTAGTTGATGGTGATACAGTTGACGTGGATATCGATTTAGGTTTCGGTATCTGGTTGAAGAAGGAGCGAGTACGCATCATGGGTATTGATACACCCGAAAGCAGAACTCGTGATAAGGTTGAGAAGGTGTTTGGTCTAGCAGCAAAGAAAAGATTGAAAGAGTTGCTAGGTAAAAGTCCTGTTCTCAAAACACAGGTAGATCGAAGCGGCGAAGACAAGAAGGGTAAGTTTGGACGTATCCTTGGTGACTTTGATGTGTACGATGCTGCAACCGATGCGTGGCGACCTGCTACTGTTGTGATGGCAGAAGAAGGTCATTGTGTACCATACTTCGGTGGCAGTAAAGAAGAAACTCAGGCAGCACATATGAACAATCGACGCAAGTTGATCCAAGAAGGTGTTGTGAAAATGACAATGGAGCAAGCAGGATTAGTATGATTAGTAGATTGACAGAATTCATGAACGAAGATGTTGATATCTTGGTGCGTGAATATTTAGAAGAAGAACTTGAATGCATAGACAATGATGAACCCAATGCAGAATTGCAACGCGCATTTCATAGAGTGATTGCATGGTTTAGTGTACCCGGCGAATATAAGGAAGGCAAACATGATACCCAAGGTTAGTCTAGTTGGAATGACCACACCAAGCGCAAGCACCGGTTGTAAATCTGCTGCTGAGTTGATTGCTTATGCTGCGCGTGTCAGTAATCCGAATAATCAGAACAATACCAAGACGGCAAAGAAGTTGCTGGGGTATCTGATCAAAGAGGGTCACTGGTCACCGTTCGAGATGGTTTCGATTACCATGGAGATCACCACGACTCGTGATATCAGTCGGCAGATCCTACGGCATCGGTCCTTCTCGTTTCAGGAGTTTAGTCAACGGTATGCGGTCTCAGAGTCCTTTACGACCAATCGTGAGGCACGTAAGCAACACCCTACTAATAGGCAGTTGAGTACAGTAGATGATGATGCGGAGCGACAGAGGAAGGCACAAGAGGTCTTCAGCGAGATGCAGAGCGAAGTGTCTAGGGTAGCAAAAGACTACTATGAGATGGCACTCAACACAGGTATCGCCAAGGAACAAGCACGTGCGTTGTTACCCGAAGGATTGACAGAGACCACATTGTATATGTCTGGTACTCTCCGGTCATGGGTACATTACTGTGAGTTGCGAATGGGTCATGGTACACAAAAAGAACATATGGAAGTTGCTAAGATTGCTTGGGATATTTTAGCACAACACTTTCCGGATGTGACAGGAGCAGTTGAGGAAAGGAATCATGAATCTTGATCATCTAAAATATCCAAAGTTAGGGTGGGGTTATATGCATCCTCTCGAAAGTATTTTTGATGCGTTTCGATATTGCTATGAAAACTATAATCCTACTCAAGTTTTAGAAATTGGGTTTCATATGGGGCACTCGACTACGTATCAGTTAGAGATATATAAAAACGCAAAAATCAAGTCAATATCTCCTCATCCAGAACAGTATCGCCCAAAGACTTTATTAGAAGGCAATTATGTACCACCTTCTGATAGGCAACAAATGATAGAGACCATGAAAGAAATTTATGGTAATAGATTTGGATTTATATCAGGAAAAACCCAGGAAGTAGCGAATGCGATTGTAGAATGGAATGATCAAATTAGCATAAAATTTGATTTTGCTTTAGTAGATGGATCTCATTTCTATCCTTATGTTGTCCAAGATGTTCAATTGTGTCTAAGATTAGGCATTCATTGTTTATTAGCTGATAATTATAATAATCCTGAAGTTACTCAGGCATTTGAGGAAGCAGGTTATCGTAAGGTAAAAGAATGGATTTATACCGATAATTTTAAAAACCGCCCCGAAAAGACAAGTATAGCACTTGTTGAATACACACCTTAATAAAGAGATTAATATAATGAATGGTAAAAAAGCAAAGTTGTTCCGCAAAGTCGGGAAAATTATTGACAAGAAAGAAAAAAAGATGTATAATAGTTTAAATCATGTAGAAAGTGGTATTCTATCTGGTCTCTATAAACATATCGTAGAGAATAATGCGGAAGCAATTGCCGCCCAGAAAAAAACGCCCAAAGGTAAAAAGGAACCGCAGATTAATTCTATTCATCCTTCCGGTTTAAATCGTAAGCAACGAAATCAAGCTGCTAAAATGCAGCAGACACCTAGAATGATGAGCGAGATCATTGCTGATAAAATGAACGAAGAGTTCGAAAATCAACGTGTTCAAATAGCAGAACAAAATTTAGCAGATGTAATTACAGAAGGTAAATAATTTTATTATGAACGTGTTCTATCTTTCAGAAGACCCTAAAACATGTGCAGAAATGCATTGTGATACACATGCCTCTAAAATGTGTGTCGAGTACGCTCAGCTATTATCTACTGCCCATCGTGTAATCGATGGTGAGTTATGGTATGGTCGAACAATCAACGGTAGAAAAATTGCAAGATACTTTTTAGAAGACGGTGAAATGAATAGTACGCTGTATAAAGCATCCCATATCAATCACCCGTCAAATAAATGGTTGCGGGAGAGTCAAGACAACTACGAGTGGTTGTATGAAATGTGGGTAAATTTATGTGATGAATTCAAGTACCGATATGGTAAACTACATAAATCGTATGTTGATCTAGAACTATATCTTATGTTGCCTCCACAAAAAATTGGTGGTGGCGGGTTTACACAACCTACCCCAGCTATGCAAGCATTTCCTGAATGTATCGTAGAAGGTGATTCTATAACATCTTATCGTAATTATTATTGGGAAGCAAAACGAGATTTTGCTAAATGGACTAAACGCGACAAACCGGAGTGGTGGAATGAACGGGAAAGGATCGAAACCGAGACCCCTGTCAGTCTCGAAGGATGATTTCCAAGATAATTGGAATAGGATATTTGGTATGAAAGAACATAAAACAACTGTGAACATCAATGAAAAGATATCTAATCATTGGTCAGAGAACGGCAAGAAAGAAGCAATCGTGATGAAGAGTGAATCAGGTTATTCGGTTGAACTGTATGAACAGTCGCGGTATATCAGAACGGTGGAATGTTTTGACAAGTCGCTGCCTTATGCCGAAGATGTTGCGGAGAACTTTTGTTTGGGAATGTTATCATGAAAATCGTAGTTGCGGGTTATGGTCCCGTTGGGCAAGCAGTACACCATGCACTAGAACAACTGCCTAGTGAGCAGAATGTCTTTATTGATGATCCTGCAAAGGGTTTTAACTATTATCGAGATGAACAGATCGATCCTCCTGATGCTGTTGTAGTATGTGTTGCGACACCGGCTCGTCCTGACGGTCAGTGCGACACGTCTAATGTTGCCGCAGTGCTAGACAAATACTACTCGTGTAACCCAGACACTAAGTTTCTAATCAAGTCTGCGGTTGATCCTTTGTGGTTGAGTGATATTCACGAGACTGCTATAATCGCGTCTGGTACGATGGATTCTGTTCTTGATGTACATTATCGCCTGACATACTCGCCCGAGTTTCTTGGTTCGTCTAATATGCATCGGTCTACTCAAGATGAGTTTATGGGTCAGACGTTTGCGATCTACGGTGGCGATGACTGTCGGTTCTGGGACGAGTTGTTCAAACCGGTCTTGCCTGAATTGAAAGAAGTTCGTTACCTGTCATTAGAACAAGCAGCATTCTCTAAGTACGTGGAGAATTGTTTCTTAGCAACCCGAGTCACTTTCTTTAACGAGATGTATAGCATATATAAAGAGTGTGGGTTTGAGGGTTTCGATGGTATGATCGATGCTATCGCACTTGATCCTCGCATTGGTAAGTCGCACTCACAGGTGCCAGGACCAGATGGTAAGTTTGGGTACGGTGGGCATTGTCTGCCGAAAGACATGGCAGCTTTAAGATTCATCACTAGAAATTCTCCTTTGCTAGACGCAATCGTAGACGCTAACGAAGAGTATCGATATGGCGAAGATTAAGAAAAAACCTACACCTAAGAAAATCAAAACTCTTATTCCTGAACCCAACTGGGAAAAGTTTTCTAAGTTTACTGATGAAGAAAAACAGTTGGATGCTTATAAGCAAGCGAGCGATTTTGTTCATTATGAAGTGTCCGATAAAGATGCTCTTGCTAGTTTAAAAGTTTGGATTCGTAAACAGTCGGGATGGAATCTTCATGAAGAGACTAAAACTCTGCCAGACACTTTCATGTTACCGTTTGCAAAGTATGGTTTTATCGCAGTTGAATTAGGATACATGCCGAAAATAATCTTTTCAAGTTTAGAGAAGAATTTAAAACCTCTACTTTTACGTGCAGAAGTTTTACGTAGCAGGGTTCATTCAGATCCGTTGTTGCATTCCGATATCGTTGCATTAGACAAAGATCATTTCCTTTCAGAGGAAAAGGTTAGAGAATGGGCAGAAACGGCAAAGAAGTATATTTCTGCTAACAAGAAAGATGCTGAAGGTAAAGATCCGCACCGTAGACTTGCTTTACAAAATGCCGAGACCTACCTTGCTAATATTCGAACATATCTTAGGACTGGAGTATGGAACGATCTTTTCTATGGTGAGAATAGAGAGAAGAAAACTTTGTGGGTTTGTAAATCATTAGCATATGATGAAAACGGTGTAGTCAAACGGACGGTAGGAACATACTACCCCGATATAGGTATGATATGGACAAAGGAATTAGAAAATGGATCTTGATGGTTTAATGTTAACTAAACAAAAATTTAGTAAAATGGTAGAAGTAGTCGTTAAAGAAAAACGTATTAGTTATCTTGATGCAGTTATTCATTTATGTGAAAAGATTAATATAGAGGTTGAAGATATGACCAAATATATTTCCCCTGCTATAAAATCTAAAATTCAAAGTGAAGCTACTAAACTTAATTTAATGCAAGTTAAAAATAAAAGTATAGAATTAGAATGAGCGATATACAAAGATTTGAATTAGACAGATGGTTTGCTAAGACCTTGGATTATCCTGAGTGGGTAAAAGAAGCAAAAGAAAATGCTAATACATTGTGGGAGTTATATGATAACGGTACACCTAATGCTACTGCTCTTAACGGTTACAGTCTTTTGTGGAAAATGTACTGGGAAGGATATACTCCCATTTCTCATTTGCTCCCATCTTTAAACAATTGGTTAAAAGAAAACAATGCTGAAATTAGTTATTGGTTTATTAATGAGCTTACTACCAAATCAGCAGATAATATAATATTTAAAGATCCTATCAATGTGCCCGACGATTTTAAACAGTCCTTAACTATTCATACTGATACGCAATGGGATTGGGATAAAAAACTTGAACATGATCATTCAAAAGCAAGGGATTCATTTCCCGATCCCAAAGTGACAATAAACATACCATTAGACGATAACGATGGTTTTTATGCACTAAGATCATATAGTTACGGAAATCCACCAGCACGACAAGTCGCAGTGTCACAATTTGGTTTTGAGTTTGATGGGCATGGCGTATACGACTCAAGAGACGTTGAAATGGTTTTTGAAGAACTGGATGCTAAAAACAAACCAGTGATGATGAATACGTGGCAACCTCATAGTTGGCATAAAACAACCGATACCTATATTCGAAGATTGATTATTCGTCTTGGTACAGCTCGCGCTGGTTATGGTCTGGGTATTCCGCATGCAGACCCATGGCATTTATTCGATGCTGATTAATACTTGACATTTGAAATATTTGTGGTACTATATACTACTACATTATGAAAATACTTTGAAATACACTGTAATACTCTGACTATACAAGGAAAAAATATATGTCATTTGAAGCACTCAAGCGCAATCGCGCAAACGATCTCTCTCGCCTAGTCGCTGCTGCTGCTGATACCGATCAGCAAAAAACAACGAAATCCTATGTCGATGAGCGTCAATGGAAACCCACAGTAGATAAAGCAGGAAACGGTTATGCTGTTCTACGATTCTTACCAGCACCAGAAGGCACTGATCTTCCATGGGCAAAGTTTTGGGATCATGGGTTCAAAGGTCCAACCGGACAATGGTACATCGAGAAGTCATTGACTTCACTCGGTCAGCAAGACCCAGTATCAGAGGCAAACACTAAACTGTGGAACTCTGGCGATGATCGAGATAAGGATATCGCACGTGAACGCAAGCGTCGATTACACTATGTCTCTAACGTACTCATTGAATCGGATCCTAGCAATCCAGCAAACGAAGGTCAGGTAATGTTATTTACCTATGGTAAAAAGATCCATGATAAGATTATGGATGTAATGAATCCAGAATACCCAGATGAGAAGCCAATGAATCCTTTTGATTTTTGGTCTGGTGCATCCTTCAAACTAAAAATTCGTAAATTCGAAGGTTATCGAAACTACGATAAGTCTGAGTTTGACTCTCCGTCAGAACTTTCAGCAGACGAATCGTTTCTTGAAGAAACGTATTCTAAACTGTATGATCTTGGTGAGTTTACTGACCCAGCACAGTATAAGTCATATGAAGAACTATCTGCTCGTTTGCAAATGGTGTTAGGTGAATCAGCACCGGCAGTCCAAGCATTTCGTGCAGTAGAAGAAGTCCAAGCACCGGCACCTGTTAGGGAAGCACCTGCTCCCTCAGTATCGGCAGCAGACGAAGATGACACAATGTCATACTTTGCTAAATTGGCAGAGGAAGATTAGGACCGTTGTTCCTTCGTGCTTCTGCCGCAAAACAACACTAAAGCACCTTCGGGTGCTTTTTTTATATCCCTTCTATTTCTCTTTGATCATTAATAGACAAAAGAGCATCTGTCAAATTTCCAGTAGGTTCTACGATTGAAACACTGGTGCCGTCTATGATCGCAGTAATATCATTACCATCAAAATTATTTCGTTGAGAAGAATTAAGATCACTTCTATTAAGTTTGTGTTTTCCTTTACTTTTGGCAGAAGACGGAAGATCATCAAACTGTATTAGTGATACAGATTTAGGAACTCGCTGTCTTCTTACTTTAATTTTTTTAGGCATTATGCTGGTCCTTATCCACGACTACGTTTGGGTTTCCAAATAGGATTACCAGCAGATGCGGTTGCTCCGACTAATACAGATTGATTTGCATTAGTCGTGGTACTAGAATTTTGGGGTGCGTTTATTTGGACCACACCACCGCCTCCTTTACCAGCAACATTTTCCGCAGCAGCATCAGTTAATTGTTCCGTTTGGTCTTCTCTTTTACCGTAAGTTTTTCCGTTACTCATTTTGAAATCGTCAGCACTAGCATCACCACTGATAAAATCCATGAAAGAAAAGTTTTCCCACCATTCGAAAAAAGAATCCGTTATGCTAGACCAGAACTCACTAAATTTCGCACCGATATCTAAGATAGCATCTGCAAATGAAGCATTATCGATTGCTGCCATAATCGGATTTTTAGATTTATCAAAGTTACCCTCATCGTCCATTTCAATACCAAACATCTTTGCTATCAACCACATGATACCGTCTTTGATCATGTCTGCAAACGTGCCTATAAAAGAAGCAAAGAACCCTGTTATAAAATTGACCCCAGCAGAAACAACACTTTCGTTTTCTTTGAAATCCTCTGATGCTACCATGAACCCATCGAAAGCAGACATCAACAAACTGATAGGGTAAAAAATCTTACCCATCACCGCGACAATCTTACCTCCCATACCCTTGATACCCCGAAAGATTTTTCCTATGATTCCATCACCTTCTAGTGAAAAGAACATTTTAATATTTTTCATCGCATTGGTGAAAACTTTTTGAATCTTACCACCTTCGAAAAACTCTTTGATTGCGATTACTGCTTTGTTTTCCCGAAATATTTTTGCTAACTTATCTACTTTCTCAGTCCACCATTTTCCTGAAAAGAATCCTTTAATTTTATCTAATGCTTTGAATTCTAAACCGGTGAACCCCATATTTGATAAACTTAATGATGCAATGATTGCGGGAAGAATTGTACCTACAAAACCTGCAAGTGCTGCTGCAAGTGCTTTAAAGAAATCTACAAGAGAGAATGCATCACTACCTTCCTTTGCGGTTGGTGTGCTGGGTCCACCGCCCACCAGGTCACCTGGATCAGTCGCTTCGCCAGCAGCAAATGCTGACTTTTTTTCCATCCCTTCAAAATAATCTGTTATTCCAACCCAAATTTCTAACAAGGTATCGTTGATACTCGAAAGATATTCGGTAGACTTCTCAGAGTACTCTGCTTGGATTTCGCTCCAAGTATTGATGTCTGCTAACACCATACCAGCGTTGGATGAACCCATACTTGCAATTGCGCTATCGATTGCCATTTTTTCTCTTCTCGTTTTCTTCTTTAATTCGTTGAGTAAGCATTGTTATGTAAATTTCCCTTTCCCAAGGTATCATTTGGTCCAGTTCTGTTAACGTGTATTTGTCAGCATACATTAACTCGAAATTTGTCTTATAATGATTCACTAAATTATCGTGAGAAAGGGATACTAAAAAAAACTTTGCATTCCCTCCAATACTATTGAATTGTCATGATCACAACTAACACATTTAAATTTTATTGTGTGCGAAAGTTTAGGCATAGATTCAACAAACGAAGACACCACTTTAAATTGTTCGGTTGTCATTGATTCTAAAAACTCTTGCATTTCTTCATTTGTAATATCTTCGTTATCGGTTCTTTCGTCATCAAAGAGTACTGCTTGAATGCATTCGCCAGCTAACTGAAAAGACCTAACAGCATCAGAAATCGTATCATCTGCAAAATCATATTTTGTCAATACGCTAAACGGTGGATATCTTAACTCGATAGACACATCTTCATTCAATTCTACTGTTTTCTTTATTTTAGGCATTTTAATTTTTAGATCGTCGAGTTTAACTTCCGTTTCATTCGGAACCTCGCACCCTTTACATTTTAACCCCAATTTAACAGACTCGCCCGAAGACTTAGATCTGATCTGCGTGAACAGATACTCAACATCAAATGTGGTAAGTTCGCTTACGTTAATTTTCTCAGTTATACACGATTCAATCGTATCGACCATTGCATCAATTGCTGCTCCGGTATCTCCTGATTCAACCGCCATTAATAAAACCTTTTCTTCCTTAACTAAGTAAGGTCTGAAACGAACTTTTTTACCAGTTGATGGTATTGTTATATTAAACTTGGGTACATCATTCAGTTTTGGTAACGCCATTATTAAAATCCTAATTTATCAAATAGTCCACCGGTGAGGTTGTCTACAATTTCACCGAAAATGTTTTCGCCTTTTTCACTAAGTGCTGCTGATCTCCAATCCCTATACGAAAACTCGACGTTTAGTTCGAGTAAATTCGAGTTAGGATCGTTGGTTAATGACATACCCGTAAAGGCAGATGGGTATGCTTCTATTAATTCGTATTGATAAACAATTTTATCGTCTGTCAAGATATTAAGATCTATTTGTCCTTGTGCAAAGTTTATCGGTCCAATAGTTGGAAGACGATTTTTAATTGCAGTCGGTAACGGAACATTGAAATCTTTTTTGTATAATGGAAAGGCAAGTCCTTTTTTTAGAATATCGATTTTTACTGGAAAAGTATACTCCGAATAATAACCGACTTCATAAGTTTGTTGATTGATACAAAGATTTTGCCATACTTCAAAATATTCTAAAATGTATGGGTCGTTTAACACCAGAAATGTCATAGGAATCGGAGTAATTCCATAACCGTTAGCAATTTGTTTTCTGCTCATTCCTATTGTTAATTCTGTTTGATTAATGTTTCTTCCGGGTGTTCCCGTAGACCTGCAAATCAAATCAATACTTTTAGTATCGTATACCCCCAGTGACGGTAAGGTAACTTTCCACAAATTAGATAGTGCTGGACCACCACGACCTATAACTTCCGCTTGAAACTTATCGACACTATATGTCATATCATTTCCCTCGAATCTGCCCAAACCGTACTCTGACTTGCGCGACTAAAACTTTGTGTTGGTAAGAACGTTGCTATTTCCCATTCTGGCGCGGGTACCATTGCTAATCGACCTTCGACATGAGAGGTAAGATACTTTTTAAAACACGGTTTGAAATACTTTGTTTTTGCTGCGGATTTTAAATAAGAATATGTAATGTCGAACCTTGTCGATTCGTCAAATTTATTATTATTAGTCTGATCCATTAATCCATCTAAAAATTTTGCTCTCAATGTCATAGGAAGATAATGAAGATTCAAACCATAGAAACCGCCTTTGGTTCCTTCGACAAAAATGATTAAAGGAAAGTTATCCCAATAAGGAAGTTTATCTTTTGTCTTTGGATCATAGAAAAACATATACATCCCGCCTACACCACCACGGTTACGTAAAATAATTTCTTCTTCACGCATTAAACTGCGCCTATTTACCGACATATTCGACACTTTTCTGCGGAACCAGTCACGAGACTGCCTAGTGCGCGGTGTAATACCAGCACGAAATGCTTCTTGTTCTACGGTTTTAAATAAATTGCTCATGTGCTTATTTAGTCTTTTTTCTGGCATATGGTTTCATGGGTTTTAATTTTTTAAGTGGTTTTTTCATGATTCCTTTGTCATATAATTCATTTTCAGTCCAAATTACAAAATCCCATCCTCGATCTTTGGCAAAATTGTTTGCTGCTTCCCATTTATTCATATTTTTAACATAAGTTAATGCTTCTGTCATGTATCTTTTATTACGCACATTGACTTTTTTAGGGGGTGTGGTTTCTTTTTTAGGTTTAACTTCGATCAACACAGTTTTACCATTTTTCCACGTTACTTTGAAGTCCATGAAGTATCTGTGTATTTTTTTATCAACATCGTATATGTAAGGTATAACGGTTTCTTCACTAGACCATGATTTGACATCACTAGAAGTATCAAAATACATCATACACGATTTTTCCCACAAAGAACGATACACAACCTTAGTATGATCGCCTTTATACTTCTCGGAGTTTTTAATCCGATACCTTCCAGAATATGCCATTAATTCGCTATAAATAAAACCATAGTAAATTCTATTTAGATGGAAAGTAATAATGGCAACACGTGGGACATTAAAAAGAAGAGCACAAAAAGCATTAGAAGAGGGAAAACAGAAAACCCGTGATGCTTTGTCTGACGGTAAAACTATTTCGACTAAATCTTCGACTCCTGCTGCTGTTACAGCATCTCAGTCAACTGGTTTTAACAGTAATAAGACAGATAAACTACGATACCCAAAAAGAGACCAGGATCTTTATCAAGGGCAGGTTAGATTTCGTATTGTTGAATTAAGTCCATTAACAGGGGCAACATTAGGGAATTTAAATTTTGTTGATGAATTGTTGAGCAAAGAAACATTATCAAAATTAGATAACAAGATCGATAAAAAAACGGATACGTCCCCTATCGAATCTAAAAAGCGAACCGAACTTGCAAACAAAAGCGCACAAAAATTAAAAGGATCAGGACAGAACAGTTACGAAAATCCTGCTGCCCAAAAAAAATATGCGGGGTCCGTGACACTATATCTTCCGACTAATCATGTGGTGTCAGATGCAGTTGACTACAGAGGTGTACCACTAGGGACTATTGGCGCTGGTGTAGAAGCAGGATTAAGTAACGGTGCAAGTGCTCTGAACGCAGTAGGTGCTGGTTTGACTCAGGGAATTGATTCCTTTACAAGTTTGTTTGACGGTGCTGGCGTAGATAAAGATGCTGCCGCGTTAGCACTAACACGAACTGCCGAAGCATTAGGTACACAAGAAATTGGAGCAGGAGTCAAATCTGCGACTCGTGTGGCAACTAATCCGAATTTAAGAATGTTATTGGAAAGTGTTCCTGTTAGAACTATTCCTTTTTCGTTTAGACTGATCGCACAATCACGAGATGAGGCGCGAGAGATACAAAGTATTATTAATTTTTTCCGGTATCAATTATACCCAGATGAAATTACAGGAACTATTGGTGGTGCAGAGGTAGCACTGGGGTATAAATTTCCTGATCCTTTCGAAATAACAACGACCTACAAAGGTAAAACTGTGGGGAATAAATTTCTTGATGCATATTTAACTACCGTAACTACAAGCTATAATGAACAAGGTATGGGATTCCACGAAGATGGATATCCTTCCGATGTTAGTATTCAATTGCAGTTCTCGGAAAGTAAAGCACTTACACGTAAACTCGTGAAGCAGGGTTACTAATGTCTTATTTTAAAAACTTTTCCTTAGTCGAATATCGCTTTGGCAACGAAGATGAGTCCACACGAATTCTAGTAGAAGACTTATCTATTTACGTTGATCTCCTAGACCAAGTTGATGACCTGATATCATTTTACGATTATTACTATATCCAAAACGGTGAACGACCAGATACGTTGTCTCAGAAAATTTACGGATCTACTGATCATTATTGGACGTTCTACTTAATGAACCCTGCTCTTAGAGAGGCGGGGTGGCCATTGGATCAAGAAAGGTTTGAGTCTTATGTAGTAAAATTATTTAAAGGTGCTGTATTTTATCCTCCCGCTACTGATGATTTTAATCTTTTTGTTGAAGGTAGCAAATGGAAATATGTTTTAGGATCAACTACTAGTTCTGGGACTGTTGCCAGCACGTTTACCTCTACCCTTTCAACTGCCACTAGTGTAGAACTTAATCAACCAGGTAATACCATAACCGTTAACAGCACTGATGGTATTGTTGAAGGAATGAATATATCGGGTTTGCATATAACTGTTGGAACTACGGTAACTGCAATAGACCGAGACCTTAACATTTTAACATTGTCTGCTATTACCGAAGATGACTATGAAACTGTTGATGGTTCTTTCCCTACAACTTTCACCTTTTGGGGCGGCAGTGCCTATGATCTATATGTTGACTCACATGCAGGATTGGATCTTAGAATTAATGATTATGTGACTGGAACCGGTATTCAATCAGGCAGTAAGATTACTAAAATAACAGACAGTGTTATTACAATCGATAAACCGACAACCCAACCTTTCACTAACGAAACTTTTACTTTCTGGGGTGGTCTGGATGTTTTTCGAAACTTTGATTATGGGCAAATAACTATCAGAGATGAGGTCAGAACAGGTAAAGAATTTCATCCTTTGGTTCCTAGCATTACTGAAATTAAATCCCAAGATGAAGTTAATACCGTTTCTATAAGCAGTATAGTTATCGAACCGGATGCTCTTCATCATTATGAAAACTCTGCCGGTGAGTGGTTAGATGCCGTATATCCTGTTAATATAGTAGACGGTGTAGATATTGCACCTCCCCCTTACCCTGATGGAGGCACTATAAATATTTCCGCACCTTCTGGTGCGATTATTTCTAATTATGATTACGTCAAAGCATCTAATGAAGCAGCATCTAAAATTAGAATCATAAAACCCAGTTTAATAGCACGACTGACTTCGGAATTCCAGCGATTGGTTAAAGGTTAATTATGGCAGGACAAGACCAACAATTTAAGATTGTTGAAGCATTTATCACTGCTGATCGTTTCCTCGAAAAAGAAATTGAAGTTAGTGCTAATATTTTCGAAATCATTATATACGAAGACTTAGAAGCATCTTCGTTGTCGGGTACTGTTGTCATTACGGATGACACTGGATTTTTTAGTAAAATTTCGTTTAAGGGCACAGAGTATCTTACCATACGTATTGCCGGTGCAGAAGAAAACTCAGATCCTATAATAGATAAAACTTTCTTATTATATTCTTTGAGAAAAAATGTTCGTGTTAATGATACTTCCTCAACATATCTGTTCGATATGATTGAACTTCATGCGTATGTAAATGCTTTAAAACCATTTAGTAGAGCATATACCGGATCACTTGAAAAAACCATTACTCAAATTTTAAATAGTGAATTAAACAAAACTGTTGATTTGTCATACTTGACTAATGGTATTAGTGCACAAGGTGAGCGTAAATATATCGTTCCATATCTCACACCGTTAGAAGCATGCGAAGTTTTAGTGGATCGAGCAACTACTGATTTCGGATCACCGTTTTTTCTATATGCGTCCATACACGATGATAATATACGGTTGGGCGATTTAGACGCGATGTTAGTGCAAGAATCATTTAATTCTAAGGTGCCTTACACATACTCACAAGCAGCAACTAATGCAGCAACTTCGTTAGATCCTGCCAGTGCTTCAACAACGGTTTTACACATGGATTTTGGTTCACCCGTTGACAGTATGTTACAAATTGAAGAAGGTGTTCATGGTAGCTTTTACACTAACACAGACGTTGCAACTGGAATCTCATATCGATCACGTGTTTCGATACATTCGATACTACAAAGTCTACAACAGAACGAAATTATTGATCCTAGTTCTCAGCAAGACGTGTATGACGAAAACCAAGAAATTGAAGATCGAGATTTGGATGACTTTAATTCGATCTATTGGCATCAGGTAACATCGTCTAATATGTACCCAGATTATAAAACATACCACGATGATATATCAAACGCAGATTTTGCGTTAAAGGTTAAAAACAATATTATACGTCAAGCACTTCTTGGTAATATGATAACCATTGTTGTTCCTGGAATTGCTTTTCTATTAGCGAAAGCATCAGTAGGCGATAAATGTAGATTGAATGTGTTGTCTCCCGAAGAAAGTTCTGAAAAAATATATGATGAACGTTGGACGGGAGATTACCTTGTGTATAAAACTAAACACGTGTTTCGGGAAACGACACATACCGTTACTTGTGAGTTGACGAAACTTAACAGACCTGCTGAGGCTATATCATGATTTTTCCTAATTCTTTACCCAAAGAATATTATGGGGACGATATACGTTGGTTTGTAGCAACGGTAGTTAACTCAACACCCCCCGCAGGATTTGAGGGACGTGTTAGAATACGAATATATGGTGTTCATAATCAATATACGGGCGATATCAGCGAAAGTGATTTGCCATGGGCGCAAGTGCTTATACCTAATACAGAAGGTGGAATATCAGGACTCGGTAGAATATCACAATTAACTTCGGGCAGTTTTGTGTTCGGTATGTTTCTTGATGGGAAAACGTCTCAGTTGCCTCTGGTCATGGGAAGTTTCCCTCGGATCGAACTTCCTACGGAGGTTCAAAGAAGAGATGGTCAAAAAGAATTTTCTTTTAGTACAGAACAAGAGAAACAACAAAACGTGGTTAATGTTTTTATTGATGATGACGATTCTAGAACAGGCAGAAGTGTTGCAAGAAGACGAAGTCAAGCATTGAAGTTTTTTATTGACAACGGTTATACTCCTATGGAAAGCGCAGCGATTACTGGAAACTTAGAATCAGCATCGAATTTTGAAACGTATTCTTCGGATGAGAGTGACGGTGATGAAGAAGGTATAGGTAAATGGGATGTTAAGAAAGGTAATCGCTATCAACAATTAATTAAATTTGGTTCTTTGTTCGATCCAAAAGATACTTGGAAAACATATTCGACACAATTGCAATTTGTTGTATACGAATTACGCACGACCCAAAATCTTGCTAATAAGAAATTGAAACAATCGAAGACTATACAAGAGGCATCCGAAGCAATCACTAAATATTATATACAAGGAAAATTAAATAATCCTTTGTCTAAATCCGAAGCGGCATTTGATGAGGTCTTATCATGAGTATTAAAAAAAGTGATGTGCAATCATCTATTAAAAATGACGTAAAAACAACTGCTGCGAATTATCAGGCAAGTGTTACTTCTAAAGCAGATGCTTTGAAATCCTCCACTAAAAACGCTGTCGAAACTAAGGTTGGACAAGTCGTAGGTGAAATTAACGGTGGTGTTGAAAGTATTAGTTCACTATCAAAAGATGTTACGGGAAAATTAAATTCAGGAGCAGTCGAAGGTGTCATCACAGATAAATTGACAGCATTAGATGGCGCGATTAACGATGCCGGTGAAGGTATTTTATCTGGGATGAGTAAAAAAACCGATGGTATAAAACTTGCTCTAACATGGAGCGAACCGGATTCTGACGGAAATGTACGTTTGGAACAGGCATCTGCCGATGTATCATCTCAAGTCGATGAATCTATAAATGCTGTTCTTGCCAAAGTAACAGGGTTGAACGTTTTTAGTGGATACGTACAGAAGGTTGCGGGTAATGTTATGCCCAAAGGTGCGTCGAGTCTTTTAGAAAAAATGAAAGGTGGTATAGGTGCTTTTCCTTCTGTCGATAAACTAAATGAACTTACCGCCAAAGCAAACGATATTGCTGATACTGCAAAGGCAGGTATTGAAGGTGCTGTTGCAGGTGCAGCAGCGAAAGTCGCTTTGCCTGGCGGAGTGCAGGCGGATGTGGGTAAGAACTTAGCGGGTGTAGCAGCAGGTTCTGGTGGAAACGCCGCATTAGGTACGTTAGGAGATTCAATTACAGGTGCCGTATCTGGCAGTGTCAATGAGGTTTCGAACAGAATCACTACGGGTATTAGTATTAACTCTGATAAATTAAAAACAGATTTTGCGGGGCAGACTGGAAAATTAGGAGATGCCGTATTTGACGCGGTTAAGGGCGGGGTCGTTGACAAACTCGATAAATTGATTGAAGGTAAAACCGGTTTTAATTTCATTGCTACTAATATTCTTGGTGGTTCGAAATCGGGTGTATTACAAGCTGCCACAGAAAAATTATCAAATGCTGGCAATTCTAAAATTCTAGAACTTGCTCCTACATTAGACGCAGTAGAACGTGATCAAATAATTGCATGGTCACAAGGAACTCAGGAAGAACAAGATAAAGCAACGGATGCTATTGCAAAAGCATCGGGAAAATCCGTTGAAGAAATAAAAGCAAGTTTAAATGATTTGGATACTACTATTGCTGGAACGGTTTTGTCAGAGAACGAAGAATCTGCTTTTGCTAATCCTTTTGAAATGGAATCCACTGAGAAATACACGAATGCACAATCAGTTTTCACATATGTGTCTTCGGTTGAAGAACTTGAAGCAGAAATTGCTAAAATTAATCGTGAGGTAACAGAAGTAGTTGTGCACTGGACTGATACATATTCGAATAAAAATATAGGATCAGAAGAACTTAATAGAACTCATATCGAACTAGGTATAAACGGAATAGGATATCATTACGTTATACGCAGAGATGGTTCCTTACAGAGAGGGCGACCTGTTAATGTGAAAGGTGACCATGCATCAGAAAATGGGCATGACGAATATAGCATAGGTCTTGCTTTTGTTGGTGGTATTAATGCGCCGTCTGGTACAGATTTTCCTACCACGTATCGAAGCGCTTCTTCTCTTACCTTATCTCAGATGAATACTTTCCGAGAGTTTTGTCAGGCATTCTATAATCGTTTTCCAGGTGGTCAAATACTAGGACATAATGACGTGGATCAGTTCGAACAAGACCCAGGATTCGATGTTAGGGATTATGTAGAAGATCTGTTCGGTAAGAAAAGTCTATTCGAAGATCCGTCTGCACGTGGACCTTTTTCTCCTAGTGAACTAATTACAGCGAAGATACCATAATGACAACCAATAAAGATAATATATCTAAACGTATTCAAGTTATAGGCGAAGGTAAAGAAGAAACCGAAGGCGTTTCTCGCACAGGGTTTAGTGACGCCAGCGGAGAATTTCCTAAACAAGATTATTTTTTCGGATCCTCAACTAATAAATCCGCCAAAGGTGAGACTACTTCTAAATTATATAATAGTGGTGGTGATATAGGTGTGTCGATTGAATTATCAGATCAGAAACCTTCACAGTATCCTTATAACCAAGTGCAGCAAACCGCATCGGGACATTCTTGGGAAATAGATGATACTCCTGGTGGAGAAAGAATGTTAATGAAACATCGTTCTGGTGCTGGATTAGAATTACGCGCAGACGGCTCTATTTTGTTTTCAGCAGTAAATAAAAAAGTTGAGGTTACTGGTGGTGACCATACTGTTATTGTAGAAGGCGAAGGGAACCTCGTTTACAAAGGAAACTTAAACGTGCGAGTAACCGGCGACTATAATGTAACCGTTGACGGGAATTACAATTTAGATGTTGCGGGTAACAAAGAAGATGTCATACACGGAAGTCATACTAAAACAATTGACAAAAATGATAATACAACGATCAAAGGGTCTAAAAGTACTAAGATAGTTAAAACTAATTCTGACACTATTTTAGGTGACAACAACCTATTCGTTAAAGGAACTCAGAAAAATTGGGTTCAAGGTGATGTTGAACTTACTTCGGGTGGATCACTTATCACCACTGCTGAAAAAGAATGGGCAGCATCATCCGAAACAACTAATATCACAGGTCTTACTGTATCTGTTCTTGGCACCAAAGGCACCATTGGTGGAACTTTGGTAGATCACTATGGCAAAGCATATTCAGGACCACCAGACGGAGAAGGAAACGGCGGCACAACGTTTTATGGAACTCTGGTAGGTAAAGCAGCAGAAGCAATCACGGCAGACTTCGCAAATTTAGCAGGGAATTCTGCTTATGCTAAAGTAGCACCTGCGAAAATGGGCACTGCTGAAGGTGCGACAGCATCAGGAGAACCTAAGAAATACGAAACCATTTTTCCGTTCATTGAAACCGCACCATCGGCACCGGAACCAACATCGGAACTTATCGTTCCTCACCTTGCCGTCAGTAATTTCGGTATCCGTAAAGTGATTATAGATACAGACATTGATGATCCTGATTCGTTGATTGCGAAAATACTAAAAACGGATGACTATGAAAAATTGTTTGATCGTGATCCTACCATCGATGAAATTCGATCTAAGTTGAGAGACCCTGCAAATTACGACAACGACAAATTTACGGGCAAACTTGTTGGTGCTGGTTTACTTTCTTCCGACTTTGCTAAAATTACAGATGGCGAAGTCGGAAGATCATCTAGCACAAGAAGACAGAAGAAGTTTGGTTTGAAACCGTTGGGTAACAATCCTGCTGACCAAAAAAGTAAAAGGTTCTGGGTATGATATATCTTGTAGATCCTTCCTACAATCCAAACTTTGTAGATGAGATAACTAACACTACCATGCTGGCACCAGGAATATCGGTTGCTAAATTCTTGGGTGCGCGAGGAAGTAGAAATCAATTTGAAAGGGTGTCTGCTGATAAAGCACAGATTGCACGTAATCTTTATTTACATGCTGAACTCATTAAGAAAACTTCTGCTAATTCAGAATTTGATGATTACCGTCTTGTTGTTTCGGAAGGTATATATGTTCCCGCAATAGACGAAACCGTTTCCGTTGATAGTATCAACGATTATAGACAAACTGGGAAAGCAATAGTTTATCAATTAATAGGAACTAATGGTAAAGTAGATTTCTCGAAGACATATGATTTGGCAGTCTATTGGAAAGATTATTGCGATTACGACAAACTGATATTAGATTATGATACATACGACCCTTCTGGTCAAGCATCTAGTCAAATTGTTGTAATCATGCCAACTGTTCCCACATCATTCGATATAACCTTTCAAGGCAGAATAGAGACAAGATTTAACACTAATCTACAATCTGCAAACGAATTGGTTGAAATTCTCTTATAAATAAGTTGCATGGCAAAGATACTTTCAGCAGAAGACGGTAATTTACAGGGGGCATCTCTCACTACGAGTAGATCACGCTTATACTCGGACTTTGATCTAAGTTTTGCAGTAAATACCAGTTCAGGCGATATCTTTAAAAAGAAAGATGCTGCGGCGGTGAAACAAGCAGTCAAGAATCTATTACAGACTAATCGAATGGAAAAACCATTTCGACCTGACTTCGGAGCAGACCTGAGAGGGATGCTTTTCGAATTGGCAGATGATGGCACCGAACAAGATTTAATAGAACAAGTTCAAGGTTCTATTTCTCGTTACGAACCGAGAGCAAAAATAACAGATTTGGATTTAAATGTATCTTTGGATACCAATACTTTAAAGGTTCGAATTGAATTTGAAGTTTTAAACACAGATGAAAATGTAACATTAGAAACTACTGTTTCGAGGTTAAGATAAATGGCAACAACAATTAATAGTACAGGTTTAGACTTTAATGCGATTCGTAATAATTTAAAAACTTGGATAGAACAAAAACCAGAATTTGCCGATTATAACTTCGAGGCATCAGGTCTTTCTAATTTATTAGATGTTCTTGCTTACAATACACATTATAATGCATTGACTGCTAACTTTGCTCTGAACGAGTCTTTTCTAAGTACTGCTCAATTACGCTCTTCTGTCATAGGTTTATCAACAGCAATTGGTTATATTCCTAATTCAAAAGTTTCATCAACTGCTACGATTAACGTGACTGCACAGGGGTCTCAAACTTCTTCCGATATTTTGCCTTTGCCAGCAGGAACTAAGTTCACAACTACTGTCGATGACATTGCTTACACCTTCGAAACAATAACCGAATACACTACGTTCAAAAAAGGTTCCGATCCTTACTCTTACACATGGGAAAACGTAGTTGTACGAGAAGGTACGGAAAAACAAAAAACGTTTGTTGCTGGACCTTACAGTGAAACTGATACCTACATTATCCCTAATCCTGATATGGATATTAATACAGTTACGGTTTCAGTTGGTGCTACTAATAAAGCATTTTATAATGTGAGCACTGTATCCGAAATTAACGAAAAATCTAGAATTTATGTTATCAAAGAAACACCTAACGGTTATTACGAACTTGCTTTTGGTAATGGAGCTGGATTAGGTGAGATACCTCTTGCTGGTGATAAAATTGTAGTTGCTTATAACTCTACCGCTGGTGTGTCAGCAAACGGAGCAAAAACTTTTACAACCACTGCAACTATACCTAACGGTGCTGGTTCTAACATTTCTATTATCCCGATTACTATTGTGAACTCTTCGGGTGGTTCTAATAAAGAAAGCATCGAGTCTATTCGTAAATCAGCACCCTTCCTATACGCATCACAGAATAGAATGGTAACTGCTTCGGATTATGCTGCGCTTATACGAAGGAATTTTTCTAATAAAATTTCTGATATTCTCGCATGGGGCGGCGAAGATAACATTCCTGCTAAGTTTGGAACCGTTTATGTTTCTATAACACCGTCACCAGACGAATCTTTCCGAGCATCTATACGTAGTCTGGTTAAAAATCTGTCTGTTGTTTCGTTCGACGTAGAATTTGTTGATCCGATTGTGACCTACATTGAAGTTTCGGTAGCATTTCAATACAATCAAACGCTATCCTCCTTTTCTACTATACCTGCAATCGAGCAAGCAGTTACAGGTGTTGTTAGTTCATATTTGGATACTGTTACAGATGAGTTTAGCGAAACATTCCGTCGATCCAATTTGTTAACACTTATTGATGCTTCTGATCCCGGTGTTCTTTCAAGTCAGGCATCTATTAAAATTCAACGCAGATTCAATCCAAGTTTAGGGGAGTCTAAGGCATACCAGATTGTTTTTCCAACAACTCTTGCTTCACCTTCGTCAACGGTTTATACTTTACAATCCTCAGAGTTTAATTACCCACCTGGATTGACATGTATTCTACGTAACAAATTAGGGTCTAATATCATTCAGGTTATTTCAACTACTAGTGGTAAAGTAGTAGTTGATAATATAGGAAGTTATAATCCTTCTACCGGATCCGTAGATCTGTCTGGATTTCGACCATCCGGTGCATCGGCAATTACAATCAAGATTTCGGTTACTCCTTCGAATCAAGGATATGTTTCTACGATACGAGAAAACAAACTCGGTAAGGATATAACTGCTATTACTGTGGACGCTATTGAAACAACAACGCTATAAATAATGTAAGATAACGGAAACCAGAATGACTGCAACAGTAACAAGACAATTTATTAACCAACTTATTAAAGATACGAAAGACACGTTTAACACTGGTCTTTATATCGGGTTGGGTAGATCGACCCCTTGGCCCGGAGGCGCTGAACTTCCTGAAACTCCTCGTGCAGATTTTGAGTATGGCAGAGAAGCACGTTCTGCTTGTCAGCATGTTAAGATCGTAACAGGAGTTTCCCCTGCTGTTCCTCGTCAAGATTGGGTTGCTAATGTTATCTATCCTGCTTATGATGATGTTAGTCAAACGGTTTTACCATACGTGATGAACAGCAACTACGAAGTGTTTCTCTGTATTCAGAAAGGCGTTAATGCTGCTGGTATTACTCAGGACAGTACAATTGAACCCACAGTAGCAGCTTTAAATATTAGCAATCCTGTTCTATCGCAAGAAAATGAACTTACAACCGCAGACGCTTTTTGCACCACAGGTTATAAGTGGAGATACTTGTTTACTTTAAGTCAGGTTGCTATCAATAGATTTCTGACTCTTACCTATATGCCGGTAACTACATTTATTTCTGATCCAGTAGATGGTGGTGTTCAGACTCAGCAATTCCAAATACAAGAATTAGCAACTACTGCAAATCCCATACCGCCGACAGGACAACCTACCGCAGGACAAATACTTAATATACAAGTAGATGATGGCGGTGCTGGTTATTCTGCTAGTGGACCTACTGCCACTATCCTTGGAAACGGTACCGGCGCAACAGCAGCAGTTGACACGGTTGGTGGTGTTATCAAGTCTATTCGAATTACTAATTTTGGTTCTGGTTACGATTATGCGTCTGTAAGTTTAGACGATAGTCAAATACCCACTGAAGAAGCAAAAGTTCGTGCGGTTATAGGTCCAAGTGAAGGTGTAGAAAAAGATCCTGTTAATACTTTAAGAGCAAACTCTGTTATCGTCACCACAGATTTTGAAAACGACGAGTTCACTACTTTATTAACAGAAAATGATTTTAGACAGATTATTCTTATCAAAGATCCCAAACAATACGGTTCTTCTGTTTCTTTTAGCGGCAACACGTCTAAGGGTAACTCTGCATTAATAACAGCATCACTTACAGGAACCGTAGTAGAAGATAACTTGATTACAGGCGGAACTAGTCTAGCAAAAGGTATTCTTGATTACTACGATCCTGCTACTAATAACTTATATTATCACCAAACTTCTGATACTGGATATGGAACGTTTCTCAGAGGCGAAAACGTTACTCAATCTACCGCTCAGTTTGTTCTTACTGGAACAAACGATGGAACGACACCCGCAAACCAAACGAATCCGGGTATTGATATTTTCTCTGGCGAATTGCTATACATAGATAATATCGAACCTATTCAACGAGATGTAAATCAAACCGAAGATATAAAAATTGTTATCACTTTCTAGGATAAGTCATGCCAAATACATTTAACAGCACTACTCTCGCAACCACCTATAAGGACGATTGGGTAGATTCTGACGGCTATCATAAAATTCTTTTTAATTCTGGTAGGTCTCTTCAAGGAAGAGAACTTACTCAGATGCAAACTATTATACAAGAAGAGATCACTCGATTCGGGCGCAACATATTTAAAGAGGGCGCTGCCGTTGCATCGGGTGCAATGGAAATCAATAATAATTATAAATTTGTCGTTCTTGAAAATGGTAGCGCACAAGTCACTGATATCACTATTGGTTCATTACTAGAAACAACAACGGGTATTAAAGCTGTCGTAACCGAACTTCCTATTGAAGTAGTTGCTAATAGTACTTGGAGAGTGTATATTAGATATATTGCTTCTGGTGGTGCTACACCTGGTTCTACTGAAACAACCTTTACTACCGGTGCTTCGTTAAATTCAGGAAACTATACAGTAAGTTCTAATGCTAATTCTATTGGAGCAGGTGTTAAGTTATTCGTCGATGCAGGAGATTTTTTTGCATCAGGCAGATTCGTATATGCTAAGAAACAGGGGTTAATTCTAAATCCTACGAGTCGTAATTTTAGCGGGACGATTGGTTTTAGAATTGATCAAGATGTCATAACGGTAAATGATACCACTGCACTTTATGATAATAGTGGCGATAACCCTAACGTTGCAGCACCCGGCGCAGATCGTTGGAGAATTCGTCTAACCTTAATCGATAAAGACGATATCACTTCTGATGATTCGTTTATCTTTTTATGTCGAATTATTAATTCGAAGGTTGTTGAACAGGTAGACGAGTTAGATAATTATAACACGATTAACGATATGATTGCTCGCCGCACTTATGAAGAGTCTGGCAACTATCTTGCTGAACCTTTTCAGTTAACTTTCGAAGACGATACAAGTGTTGACTCAGATATTTTTGCTATCGTCGGACCTGGTCTCGCGTATGTACGAGGTTATCGCGTTGAAAACGAATACCCTCTTAGATTAAAAACACCGAGACCACAAGCATACACAGCAGCCGCTACCGATTTTGTTCCCACCGATTATGGTTCGTATGTCAAATTTACTGTCAGCAGATTTACTGAATTTGGGTCAACCTCCGGAGGTAGACTGGTTCAACTTTATAGTGGGACATCTGGAACAACTAGTATTGGTACTGCTTATGTCAAATCGATAGCACAAGAAACAACTAGTCTTTATCGTGCATATCTTGATAGAATAGAAATGACTGGTTCCAATTCTTTTGATTCAGTTGCGTCGATAGGTACCAGCAGCACAAATTGGTTCCGTTTACAAACAGCAGGGTTGTTGTTCGAGGGTAATAAAGGAACGTCATTATATCCGCTCTCTAAAACTCGTCCTCAGCAACTAACAAATTATGAATACACCTATCAACAAGGTGATGAAATCACTGTCTCTGGTGGAAGCGGTACCTCTTCTATTTCGCTTCCTGGCGGCGGTGGTTTTGTAAATCCGACTACATGGTTAGTTGCTCTTAAATCAAGCGGTGTAATTCAGACATCTCGTACTATTACTCTTGGGGCAGGTAACTTTACACTCTCCGGAGTTAGTGATGGGGTATATGTTGTAGTTGCTGAAATCAGTCGTAACAACGCAGTTCGACGAACCAAAGATCTTGTTACTGGTACGGATACTGTTACCATATCTTCGGGATCCGCTGCTTTAACAGAATACGATTTGTACGATTTAACTTCGGTTACCGCTGGCGGCAATAACATCACTAATGCTTTTATAATTGATAATGGTCAGAGAGATACTCATTATTCTCTTGGTAAGATTATCGATAATAGCAATGGAACATATGAAGGAGTTCAAGTAGTAGTTACGTATCGTTATTTTGAGTGGGATGATGACGAAATTGCTGGAACCGGTTCAGGTCTTTTCTTTGATTTCACATCTTATAATGTCGATTATACTAAAATTCCAGAACACCGAATGTCAGATGGTACAGTCATCAATCTACGAGACTACGTGGATTTTAGAGGCAAGAAGGAAGGCAATTACATTAAAACTCGTCAAGCAATTGAAGGGTTTCCGATTCAATTACAATCATCATACTATCTTTCTAGGGCAGATAAACTTATTGCCACAGAAGACGGCGAGTTCCAAATTCTTATGGGTCAGCAAGATGAACAACCGTTGTTCAAAAAGACTCCGGAGAATGCTTTGGAATTATATAAGATTGTTATGAATCCTAATACCCTTAGTCCGGATGATATTAACACTACGTTTATCGAGCATAAACGTTATACAATGGCAGACATTGCTAAACTTGAAAGGAAATTAGATAATCTTGAAGAATTATATTCGTTAAGTTTTGCAGAATTAGAAGCAAAACTTAATCCTTCGTTAGATCCGACTACTGGTGATCCTAAGATTGAAACGGGTATTCTCATTGATGAAGCAACTGATCAGACTCAATCGGACACGCTATACTCAGATTATTGTGCATCGTTAGATCCAGAGAATAAAGAAATTCGTCCATGTTATAACGGCGATAACCTGCGTTTGGTGTATCGTGCAGATGAAGGTTCTGGTGCGGGTGCAGCAACGTATAGTTCTAAGAACGTTTTGATTAAAGGCGATAATGCATATATTAATCATACTGAATCGAATTGGATTTCCCAACCTCTTGGTACACAAGCAGTATCTATTAACCCTAATAGTAAATCTGATTACGTAGGAAATTTAGAATTGAGTCCGTCTTCTGATGAGTGGAAATCAGAACAAAGAGGTACACGAGTTGTAACCGGCGGATCAAGACTTGACACGAAAGAAGCATTGTTATATAATGCATGGCAATGGAACTGGGGTGGTCGAGCAATCGAAGATCTTGAAGTTGCTCCTACACAACAAAGAGGTCAAAACCGTCGAAGACAGACTATATTCGAAAAACGAATCAATGTTGCCAAAGCTAAGTCAAGAGTTACCGGTTCTGGTGGACACGTAAGTCGTGTAATTACTAACGAAACTATTCGTAGAGTAACTGCTCGTGGTCGCGTAGTTGATGCTGCTATTTTACCTTGGATTCGTTCAAGAAAAATATTTTTCAAAGCAACGGGTTTGAAACCTAACACAAAGTTTATTCCGTATTTCGACGGAACTAATGTTGCTGCTTGGTGTAAAACAGAATCTTCTTTCACTAGATTCTCAGCAAGAACTGACGATGAAGGTAACCAAGGGCAAAAATATCTTGCTGGACATCCGGATGGTACGGGTGAGTTAATCTCTAGTTCGTCTGGTGAGGTAATAGGATCGTTTTATATTCCAAATATTAGAGAGTCAATTTCGGTATCCGGTATAGGTCTGCCGAATATTGTGAACAATCTTCCCTTCCGATTTAAAGCAGGTAAAAAAGAGTTTAAACTTCTTGATATTAATGTTAATGATATTAATCAGGCAGGAAGTTATGCTATCGCAACCTATAACGCTGCTGGTATGATTGATACACGACAACAAGGTTTCACTACCACACGAATCCCTGCTAAGGTTAGGAATCGTAATACTGATAAAATTAACAAACCTTTCAACGCACATGAAATTCAAAACTATTTGAATAATATTGCTCCCGTAAATGTTAACTTGATCGAACCACATATTTCTGGTGGTTGGGGTGGTGATTTTTCTGGAATCGTTATTCCTGCTAATGTTCCACAGTTGTCAACGGTCTTATCAGATTACATTTCGGTAGATCAGAATACTCAAGCAGGATCTTCTGTGTTACCCGATCAAGATGTGTCATACCCGTTTGCACAAAGTTTTACCGTAGATAATCAATATGGGGTAGTAGTAACAGCAGTAGACCTTTATTTTTCTGCAAAACCTGGGGCAGACGAAGATTCTCCTGTTTCCGTAGAAATTGTTAATATGGAAAACGGGAAACCAGGAACTGCTACGGTTCCGGGAACTTCGGTTACCTTATCAAAAGGTCTTGTTTTTACTTCAACAGATGTTTCAGCAAGCACTACGTTTACCTTCGAAGAACCTGCTTATCTAGATCCGGGTCAGGAATATGCTATCGTAGTTAAAACGTCATCCCCTGCTTATAAGATTTGGGTCGCACAATCTGGTGGTTATGCGGTAGGTTCGACAGGTAAAACTGTTTCAACACAAGCAGCAAACGGTAAACTGTTCTTGCCTCAAACAGGTAAAGCATCAGGGTCCAAAGAACTTGATCTTTCGTTTGTTCTTAAAAGAGCAGTGTTTGAAACTAACGCAAGTTTAATATTGCGTAATGCGACACTTCCTGCTAAACTTCTGGATAATAATCCTATTAAATTGAAGAATAATACCACTGTTGCACACGTTATACATGATTGTCATGGTTTACACGCAGGAGAACTAGTAACAATTTCCGGTGTAGAAGCAGGAACGTGGGGCGGCGTAGCAGATACAGATCTCAATGGAACACATACTGTCGTAAAAGCAGACCCGAAAGGGTTTACGTTTACCGTTCCAACGATCTCAGGCAATTTCAATGTCGGCGGTGACGAAGTGTTGTGCGGAAGAAACCTCCACTTTACTACTGCTAACCCACAAATAGAAACGGTGTTACCTAACAAGTGTTCTGTTGACATGACTGCTAGATTCACGTCTGGTAAATCTGCTGGTGGTAGTGAAACTAAATTCATCAAACAAACTTCGTATACTCGAATTGTTCCTGATCAAAATCTTGATTTCGATGTTCCTAAAATGGTTGCACAAAGAGCAGAAGAAGAATACGCTGGTGCAGGTAATCTTAGACCATATAATAATCAATCTATTAATGCAAACGGCGGTTTTTCTCTCGATGTTAAAGTTGATTTAAAATCTGCATCTGATTTTGTTTCGCCTATCGTAGATCTTCAAAGAGCATCTATGACTTTGGTCCAGAATTGTATTGATAATTTTGACGCAGGATCTTCTGATTATATCGAGAACGTCCCTGAGACGGAACCATATGGCACCTCAAGTCCATCTAAGCATGTGACTGCACCGGTTAAAACGGTTGAACCTTCTAAAACATTGGAAGTCAAAATTGATGCAAATGTCCCCAAAGTTGCAAACTTAGACTTTTACTATCGAGCAGTTATGACTGGTCAGAATATTTTAGATAAAAGTTGGACACAGTTGAACAGTGTCACACCAATTGTTAAAGACGATGACAATCAAAGTTTTAGGAATATAGAACTCAAAGCACTTGATATTCCTAAGTTTACCGAATCTCAGGTAAAGGTTGTCATGAAGTCTGACAATATGGCACTAGTTCCTAGACTCGGCAAGATCCAACATAGAGTGTTCTTGAACTAATGGCAAATATTGATTGGGACAATTATCAACCTGTTGAAGGTTTCAGTCATCTTTACAGAGACAAAAAATCTGGTGCCATAATTAATATGGACTTTGAAGGGTTTTCATTGGCTAAACAAAAACATGAAAATGCTCTCAAAAGAATACAAGATGATAAGGATATGATAAATAAAGTTACTGCATTAGAGACGGATATGCAGGATATTAAAAAAATGTTAACACAATTACTAGGAAAATAACATGGTTAAATATAACGCGGGATCATTATATTCTTGGCGGTTTGCTCGTGCGGAAGATTTATCGTTTATTGCGGAAACAATAGCACCAGATCCAAACGATACAACAGTCGAACCAGAATTCACTCTTGCTTCTGCTGAGAATTTAATAATGAATTCCGAGTTTTTTCTTTGGTTGAACCAAGATTTTTTCCCAGAAGAAGTAATTGATAATGCAGCTATGCATGCAAAACATAGAAACCACGATGACATTGTTATTGCTAGGGCAGGGTATAACATGTTTCGTCCTTGCATGATTTTTACGGATTTAGAAACTGGTCAAGATGTAGGTTTCTTTTCTAATAAGTATATTAGAATGGAAAAGGGTACTCATGCTAATTACGGAATGCCACTGGATGCGATGAATAAATGGGTAGGGAAAACTGATGTTGCCGGTCTCCATCCAGATCATCGTGGAGATAAACGTATGATTTTTCTCAGACATATCTTACATTCCGTAATGACTAATACCTTTCCTGCTTTTAAAATACATTCGTCATTAACTATGAAACATAATTGGGATTTAGAAAACCGCCCTGTAAAAATGTCTCGTAATAAGTATCATGCCACGGATTTGGCAAATCCAGCGGCCGCTGCGATAACCGCTGTTGATGCGATAAAAAAGACGTTACAGCAGGGAACTCAAAGTGATATTAAGCATGCGTTCGGCGGAGATCCAATTGTATCAGCAACTTCTGAGTACTATTATCCTGTTCGTCTTAACCAACAGGATCTCAAAAAACGAGGCGGAGCAGCAATTGAATGGGCAGGTATTCGTGCTTTCAAAGAACATGAACGTGTTATTCATCGTCAAAATATTATTGACGCAGTGGGTGAAGAGGCGGCATATGCTGCTATGGCGATACGTGGGTACTTCGCTAACTGGACAAACCCGACAGAAATTGGTAAAAATAGTGACGGTTTAGTTGCATGGAAACCGAATACCTCAGAGCAAAGAAGTATAAAAAAATTAATTTTAACCGAAACCAATAACATCGAATGGGTAGACTCAAAGTTCTTTTGAGTATTCCTTATAAATAAAGGAATACTGTATTTTGATTTATCTGTAAATGGCATCACGACCTCTAAAAAGTATAGGCAACGGAGCATTACGCGAGTTAACTCTTACAGAAGAGGATTATCTTGCGTATCGTGCTGGCATTCATTTGGGCGCTATTTCTAGTAGTGACGCTTCCGCATTAACATTAGATTCTACCAAAACATTAATCGGAGCATATGTCGATACCGCCTATGATGGTACCGGTAACGAGATTAACACCAGAACTTATGATTGCGGATCCGCTGATAATTTTATTCAATTATTGTCAGACGAATCTCATACAGTTAATTGGGAAGCTTCACCTCTTTCTAATATTCCTACCAATATTAATGTTGGTGATAAATTACAATTTAGAACAGTTATTGAATCGACTGTTGCTGCTGGAAAGAGTTATGAAAACGTTCTATCTCAGGTAGTATGGTCTTTAGACGGAACTCAATCAGTAGGCGCAACAGTTTATGCTACTGAAAGTAACCCACAGTCCGATGCAAGCATCGGTGGATCAGTACAATGGTTTAATGTTGATGCAACTAGTGTTCGATATACAGACTGGGAGTTTATCGCACAAGCAGAAGGGCAATTGAATATATCGTTACTGGTGTCTACCATAAACGATCAGACATCATTAGGTTCAGAGTATGAATTCCAATCCTTTGCTTTACCGACTATCACAGTGGGTAATGGGGAAGGATCGACTACCGATGTATTTTTAGATACTGACACACCTGCCAACATTAATTTAGGTTCGGTTCCTATTGATACCGTAATTAATGTTTATGTTTCAGGTAATGAAAGTGTTTTTTTCAACCAAGGGGCATCCACGAATTCATCGAGTTGGTCGTTCAATCGTATACCGTTTCCGCAACCCTATGCTTTAAGAGGAACCGTTATTGTCACTGGCACAGGGCAATCAACTTTAAGGTTTGATGAACTTACTAGCGGAGACCGAGACACTTTAACTTTTACTGGTATTTCTGCTAATACTGGCGGATTAACTCTGGTTTCTAATCAGACAAATCTTTATCAAAATTTGACTTCCGTAGCATCGCAAAGAAACCAAACGAATTGGCGTGGTATCTTACAGTGGGATAAAACACAATCTCCACCCGGTTTGAAAGAAATGTCAGATTCTGAACTAGACGTTATGGTTGAGCGTCTAGTTAAGACTATCATGCATAACGAATACCCAGGTGTATTCAGATTGGCATCATCATCGCCAGGATCTGATTGGTCGGAGTATCTTTCTAACGTTTTTTCTGACACTCGATCAGACGGAGCGAATGTAGCGTATTCAATTTGGGTTCGTGTAACCGGAACGGTTCCGACTCCCGTAAAAGCGATGACCGTTGAAAGAGATGGTGGTAACCAAGGTATCTTTGCTGGAATAAAGGAGGGTAGTGAAAACGTATTATCTACGACCCTCGGTGAACGTGCAAAAGAAGTTATCAAAAGTACTGGAATAGGAACCTATCAACTTAGATCGTCTGTGCAGGGTGCGCCAACAGATAGCGGTGTATGGGTTGCAAGAGGAATTGCATTAGACACTCGAAACGATATTTCATATTCTAGTGATTTAGAATCATTTATTACTGAGTATACTTCTAATTATACTTTCGATTTTATTGATAACATTGATTACATAAGCAATGTAGATTTTATTGACAACATAGACTTTATAGACAATATCGATTACATTGACAACATAGAATTTATTCGTACTCTTGATTTTATTGGCGATTTTATCGATAATGTTGATTTCATTGATGATCAGGTTTTTATTAGCGATGTTGATTATATTGAAAATCTTCCTTTTATAGACAATATTAATTATATTTCTAATGTTAAACAATCTGAGGTATTCGTAAGAAATTTAAACTTTATTGATAATATCAATTATGTAGATAATGTTAACTATCAACAGAATATTAACTTCACTGGTGATTTCGTTGAAGATACTAAAACTGTTATCCAAACTCCGTTTTTAGAGAACGTAGATTTTCTTACTGCAATCGTAACGTTAGTTCCTTTTATTTCAAACATAAATTTTATAGGACAGTATGTTCAGGTAACTCCTAACATTGTTATAACACCGTTTATATCGAATATTGATGTAATAACTCCTTTTATTGAAAACATTAATATAGCAAATGAAAATCCTACTACAATTGATCAACCTGCTAATATTCCTTTTATCAGAAATGAGGATTTTGCGGGTGAACCCAACAGAGAAGTGGTTTTTACAGATGATACTTTTATCTCAACTCCGAATATTGTTATCACTGATTATATTGAAAATGTGGATACTACTGCACCTTTTATCCAAGATATTATTACGATTCAACCTTTTATTGGCAACGTAACTTTTACTAGAAATTTTGATGAAATAGTACCATTCATATCTAATACAAATGCAACTTCTCCTCAGAATGTAGAAACACCTACTATCGATTTTCCGTTTTATATTGATAACATTGACGTTTTAAAAGAAGAAGATTCGCCAGCAGCGTTTATTGAAAATATTGATAATATTGTACCTTTTATTCAAGATATTATTACGATTCAACCTTTTATTGACAACGTAACTTTTATCTCTAACACAGAAAACACAGCGCCATTTATTAATGATATTATTGTGACTCCTGCTAATCCGGGAACAGTAAACTATCCAGTGGTCACACCGGTATCAGTACCGTTCATTTCAAACACTAATACTACAACTCCTGTCATAGTGACTTCAACCGAGCAAGACTTTGGGACGTTGTTAGTCGATGCAAATACCACTGGGATTACTTTCAATCCTGTGAATGGTAGTCCAACTGGTTGGCAATCGACCATTAGAGTTAATGACATAATGAAATTAGTTGTTTCACTGGATGCAGAACTTTTCAACAATATCTTGATTGGTTTTGACTGGAATCTAGGTGGGGCCCGAGCGAATGGTTCTATTTACAACTTCAATAATCCAGGGGCAAGTGCAGAAATCGGGGGACGCCTCGTTTCGTGGCGCTCCGAGGAACGAGGGGCATATCTTCCCGGCGGCACTTATGAAGTAGAATATTATTTTACGCCAACAGCAACCGGAAGTCTTAGCGTCGAAATAGACGTTAGCACTATTGACGACGACCGTACTCCGCAATCTCAAGCAGTGACAAAATTATTGGCAACTGTCACGGTATTACCTGAAGTTGCTGGCGAATTTATTCAAGACACCATAATTATAAATGACGTAATCGGTGAATTTATACGAAATGAAAATTTCATCGATAATATTAATTATGTAGATAATATTAATATTGAGACTGACACTATCGATTCTTATATCAATGTGACGGCAGTGCCTGGTACTATTGACCAACCTGCTGCGGTTAACACAGAGAGTGACCAACCTGCACCGTTCATAGAGAATATCAATAATGTTTTGCCTTTTATCGATAATGTCCCTTACATTGAAAATGTGGATTATATTGATAATGTAGAATTTATTAAAGATACTGTTTTTATACAAGATATCATTACTATTATTGATAGTCCTCAATCTTTCTTGGAAAACGTTGATGTTACTTCAGAAATAGATTCTCCGGCTGCAGTCAACGAGGAAGTTGACGTTATTAAAGGTGGCATTGTAACAACGCCGTTTATCCAAAACGTTGAATTCATTAGTAATATTAGTATAATAACACCCTTTATTGCCGATTTTATTGGCGATTTTATTAGGAACGAAGTAACAGACGTAATAAAATCAGTACCTTTTATTGATAATGTAAATTTCATTGGCGATACAATTATAACTGGTGATAACGTTGTTCCTTTCATTCAAAATGTTGACTATATTGAAAACGTCGAATTCATTGCGAATGTTACTGGTGTTGTTCCCTTCATACAAAATATCGATTACCAAGACAACGTAGTTACGACAACACCGTTCATAGAGAATGTTAACACGGAAAAACCGTTCATTGATAATGTCAATACGACAACACCGTTCATTGATAATGTCAATACGGAAACTGATTACATTGATAATGTCAAGTCGGCAACTGATTATATTGATAATGTCAATACGGAAACTGATTACATTGATAATGTCAATACGACAACACCGTTCATTGATAATGTCAATACGACAACACCGTTCATTGATAATATTAACACGGAAACACCGTTCATTGATAATGTCAATACGACAACACCGTTCATTGATAATGTCAATACGACAACACCGTTCATTGATAATATTAACACGGAAACACCGTTCATTGATAATGTCAATACGGAAACTGATTACATTGATAATGTCAATACGGAAACACCGTTCATTGATAATGTCAATACGGAAACTGATTACATTGATAATGTCAAGTCGGTAACTGATTATATTGATAATGTCAATACGACAACACCGTTCATTGATAATATTAACACGGAAACACCGTTCATTGATAATGTCAATACGGAAACTGATTACATTGATAATGTCAATACGACAACACCGTTCATTGATAATATTAACACGGAAACACCGTTCATTGATAATGTCAATACGGAAACTGATTACATTGATAATGTCAATACGGAAACTAATTACGTAGAAAATTTAGATTTCATTCAAAACATAGATTTTGTCGGGAATTTTATTACTAATACTCCTGTTATAACGCCTCAAGTAATTGAAACTCCTTTCATAGGTGACACTATTACAACCCCGCCGTTTATAGCTGATATTCCGAATACACCCGATTATATTGATAATGTTAACTATCAAGATAATATTAACTATCAAGATAATATTAACTACATTGGTGATGCCATTACGTTTCCGCCATATATTGCCAACCTAGATTTTATTGATAATATTCCTTTTATAGATGATATTCCTTTTATTGGTAATACCACAGGTACTACACCATATATTGCCAACCTAGATTATATTGATAATGTTATCTATCAAGACAACATTAACTACATCGATAACGTTAATACTGCAACGCCATATATTGACAACGTAAATTATATTGATAATGTTAACTATCAAGACAACATTAACTACATTGGTGATGGTATTACGTTTCCGCCATATGTCCAAAACCTAGATTATATTGATAATGTTATCTATCAAGACAACATTAACTACATTGGTGATGCCATTACGTTTCCGCCGTATATCCGGAACGTAAATTATATTGATAATGTTAACTATCAAGACAACATTAACTACATTGGTGACGTTATTACAACTCCGCCATATGTCCAAAACCTAGATTATGTTGATAATGTTAACTATCAAGACAACGTTGACTACATCGATAACATTAATACTGCAACGCCGTATATTAACGATATTTCTTATGTTGCTAATACCACAACTACTCCGCCGTATATCCGGAACCTAAATTATATTGATAATGTTAACTATCAAGATAATATTAACTACATTGGTGATGCCATTACGTTTCCGCCATATGTCCAAAACCTAAATTATATTGATAATGTTAACTATCAAGACAATATTAACTACATTGGTGACGTTATTACAACTCCGCCATATGTCCAAAACCTAGATTATATCTACAACGTAAATTATATTGATAATGTTAACTATCAAGACAACATTAACTACATCGATAACGTTCTTACTTCAACGCCGTATATCTACAACGTAAATTATATCTACAACGTAAATTTTATTGATAATGTCAACTTTCAAGACAACATCAACTTCATCGGCGGGTTGAAAGACGATATAGGATATATTAGAAACGTAAATTATATTGATAATGTTAACTATCAAGACAACATTAACTATCAAGATAATATTAACTACATTGGTGATGCCATTACGTTTCCGCCGTATATCCGGAACGTAAATTATATTGATAATGTTAACTATCAAGACAACATTAACTATCAAGACAACATTAACTTCATCGATAACGTTAATACTGCAACGCCGTATATTAAAAATGTAAATTATATTGATAATATTAACTATCAAGATAATATTAACTTCATCGATAACGTTAATACTACAACGCCATATATCTACAACGTAAATTATATTGATAATGTTAACTATCAAGAGAACGTTGACTACATCGATAACGTGAAGGGTCTTCAACCTTTTATTGATAATATTGACTACATTGGTGATGCCATTACGTTTCCGCCGTATATTGCCAACCTAGATTATATTGATAATGTTATCTATCAAGACAACATTAACTTCATCGATAACGTTAATACTACTACACCATATATTAGAAACGTAGATTATATTGATAATGTTAACTATCAAGATAATATTAACTACATCGATAACGTTAATACTGCAACGCCGTATATTAAAAATGTAAATTATATTGATAATATTAACTATCAAGACAACATTGACTACATCGATAACGTTAATACTGAAACGCCGTATATTAGAAACGTAGATTATATTGATAATATCAATTATGTAGATAATATTGACTACATTGGTGACGTTATTACAACTCCGCCATATATCCGGAACGTAAATTATGTTGATAATATTAACTATCAAGATAATATTGACTACATTGGCAACACGAAAGGTCTTGCGGAGTTTACTGATAATATTGACTACATTGATAATATTAATTATCAAGACAACATTGACTACATCGATAACGTTAATACTGCAACGCCGTATATTAAAAATGTAGATTATATCCGGAACGTAAATTATATTGATAATATACCTTTCATTGGTAATTATATTGACAATATCGATTACATTGACAATATCAATACAGAAATTGACTACATTGGCAACACGAAAGGTACAGCAGATTTTATTGATAACGTTCAACAGCAATACATTCAAGAAGTTCGTAATCCCTTTATTCGCAATACGCCATTTATAGGTGACGTTATTACAACGCCACCATTTATTGGTGACGTTATTACAACTCCGGATTATATTAAAGATACTATTACAACTCCGGATTATATTAAAGATACTATTACAACTCCACCATTTATCGGTGACGTTATTACAACTCCGGATTATATTAGAGATACTATTACAACTCCGGATTATATTAGAGATACTATTACAACTCCACCATTTATCGGTGACGTTATTACAACGCCACCATTTATTGGTGACGTTATTACAACTCCGGATTATATTCAAGATATTATTACAACGCCACCATTTATTGGTGACGTTATTACAACTCCGGATTATATTAGAGATACTATTACAACTCCGGATTATATTAGAGATACTATTACAACTCCGGATTATATTAGAGATACTATTACAACTCCGGATTATATTAGAGATACTATTACAACTCCGGATTATATTCAAGATATTATTACAACGCCACCATTTATTGGTGACGTTATTACAACTCCACCATTTATTGGTGACGTTATTACAACGCCACCATTTATTGGTGACGTTATTACAACTCCGGATTATATTAGAGATACTATTACAACTCCGGATTATATCGGTGATTTTATTACTGATCGTGATTATATTAGAGATGTAGAAGGGTTTTTAAGTTTCATTTTTGAGAAGGATTACATCGAGAACGTCTCTTTTTTAGGTAATATAAACTTTACTTCCAATTTTATTTTTAACTTCGATTACAACACTACTATAGATTACATCGGTAATAATAACTTCCAAGACAATATTGATATACCTGGTGGATTCATAGGAAATGTTCCATTCATAGGGGATACCAACTTTGATAGGAATACCCCTTTCATTCGAAATACCGTTACCACTGATCAAATCCCTTTCATTGCTAACACTAATGAGACAGTACCTTTTATTCAAAATACACCAACAATCGACACCCAAGAATATATCGATAATATTCCATTCATTCAAGATACTCCGTTTATTGATAACATATCGTACATAGAAGATACTCCGTTCATAGGCGACTTTATAACCGTAACGAGAACTGAAAGTTTTCTTGGCGGTGATGATCAATTATTAGTCGGAACAGAATTTGCGAAAATAGAAACCTACAC